TTCCCACACGGGATCATCTAATTTTTTATCAAATTTTTCACGAAAAGAAAAAATCTTTTCACAGATAACTACATTTTCAATACTCACGTCTCCTGCCAAATATTTTTTTAGAATTAGTGGATGTCCTTTGGAACAGTTGAAGACACTCTCTAATTCGTTTTCCGATAACAATTCGTTCATTTGTTCTTTGAACAAGTAACTCAAACTCTGCTGTCGTTTCATCCATTCGGCGTAGTTTCTTTCTCCAGAATTGATAATTTCTCCAATCCATAGGTTTTGTGGGTTGTCTGCAGAAATAAAATTAGATACAAGAAATTGAACAACTTCTTGATCCGAATATTTTCGGGAGGTTTTTTCAAACCAATACTTATCTTTCCTTTTATTAAAAGATGTTACAGTAGCTCGTGTTTTTGCACCGTAACGAAAGAAGTCATATTTTGGATTTGTAAAGTGATTTTTAAGTGACAAATAATGTTGATAAGTTTCAAAGGGAGTCACGGTCATAAAGGAAGTTTTGCTCTTGAAGTTTTTTTCATAAAATTAAGTTGAGTCGCATCCCACTTTAGTTTTTCTTTCAGTGGTTTTGACACTAACTTTGTCACAGATTCTATCTCAAGTTCATTAATTTCACAATAGTATATTATTGCATCAATATAGTTGAGTTTTTCTGTGGCAACAATAGACTCAATTTCTTGAGCAAATTTTGATGGAGTTAAAAATTTCTTTTCGATTGCTTTTTCTAGTTCCTTATTTGGTTCCATAGAGTTCCAGTTTATCTGCAACAAACTTTCTAATGTATTGGGTAAGAAGTTTGATGTACTTTGATTTGTCTCGTTCTTCATAGACGACGCATTCTCCATTTTCGCAGGCCATAATAATTACAAGTTTTTTGACAGAAATTCCTGTCAGTTCGTACAGCATACAACCATATGCCATGCACTGTACAAAATAGTTATCGATCCACTCTCGTGGTTTCGGTTTCTTGGATGTTTTGAAATCAATTATTGCTAGTTCGCCTTCATATTCGGCAATACAATCAACCGTTCCGGCAATACCAAGTTGTTTACTATATAGGGAACTTTCCAAAGCATGAATATTGTCAATCTTGTTTAAGTCTGTTTTTGAAATCTTAAAGAGAAAATCAGAAATAGGTTGAACAGTCGGAAGATCTTCATTTTTTAGGAAATGTTCAGTAAGAGTGTGCATGTCCGTACCACGACTTGTTGCCTTTTTCGTGATACGATCTGCTTCCTCATTACCAACTTTTTTACGCCACTTGACAAAAATCTCCTTATTAAAATGACTGGTCACCGAAGTGATGGAGACCAGTCGGAGGAGTTCTTCTTCATCAGGCACAGAGTAATACCTTACCCCATCAATAGTCTCCCTTTCAAGTTGTGGGAGACCAATATCAACATGATTAAACATTAAAAACCTGCTTCCATTTTTGCTATGATGTATTCTTTGACTAATCCAGATCGAACAATATCATCGACACCAAACTCTATTATATCAAAAGATTCCATTTTTCTCAAGATGTTCATGAAGTCAACAATACCATTTCTGTCATTTGATTTTGTTAAATCAGACTGACGTGCATCTCCACAGAAACAAATTTTGGTATTTTCACCGACACGAGTGATAATGGAATCTAATTCATGAAAATTGAGATTCTGAAATTCATCAACTATGACAATAGAATTATCAAGTGTTGTTCCACGAAGAAATGATGTGCTCCAGAACTTAATTGTATCTTGCGATTTGAGATTACCATAAAGCATTTCAAAGTCTGCATCACTAGGCATCTGGAACATGTACTTTACCATATTCTTATAAGGAATCTGATAAATGTCTGCCTTATCCTCATGGTCACCAGGGAGAAATCCAATTTCTCTAGTTGCCACAAGAGAACGTACAAGGTAGATTCTTTCATATGGGGTGTTCTCGGAAAGAACATCCATTAGTGCATTATACAGAGTAATAAAAGTTTTACCTGTTCCGGCACATCCATAGGCGACAATGTGCTTCCCATCTTTATACGAATCAAAAAGTCTTTTTTGATTATCAGAAAGTGGTTCAATATCTACAAGATATTCTTGACTCAATGGTTTTTTACGCTTCATCTGTTTTGCAGTAAGACCAACTCCAATGGGTTGCTCTGCAGATGAACTTCTTTTTCTTCTTGCCATACTAAATCTTGTTTATATTTGAACCGGGCATTTTTTTCACTTTTGATAATACATCATTCCAACCAGGATTTTTCTTGCGAAGTTTATCCTTCCATTCACCAACTTCGCCAAAAGATGGTGAGTTTTCAGGAGTATAGTATCTTTCCCATTCAGGATTGTCTTCTCTCCACTGATCCCAGTCATGAATGCTCATTACAACATCTTTCGTTTCACCAGTCTCTTTATGTTTTACAGGGTATGTTGCCATTGCTATGAATTCAATATAACGTATTTAGATCCACTCCAGTGCCTCTGAAACAGACGGGAACTGCTCTTTGAACACTTCCTTACATGCCAGTGCAACGTCCATGTGCTCCTTCTGAGTGCCGTTTGCAGACCTCAGATTGATATAATGAATCCATGAGCGACACGATCCTGTCATATAGATTTTAGTAGGAGTGCAGAGAGGAAGCACATTTCTGGCACATTCCTTTGCCACTCCTCGATCCAACATCTGCTGATACAATGCCATGGCAGAATCAAACAGAGTTTGCATTTGTAATTCTAAATTCTGAACCACAAACGGATCAAGATCATCAATAGAGTTTTGACGATTCTTGGTGTCTTGACGACGCATCTCAGGCAGAGGAATCTTGTCAAACCCTAGCAAAGACGAATCAGCATACCGTTGGGAAAACTCTTGATATGTGAAACTCCTATGGCGTAGTATTTGAGCTGCGATTGCTCTTGTAGTTTCAATCTCCAGAGTCATGAAACTTTGTTCAAACACACTCCAGTGATTGTGCTTGATGCAATACTTCAGAAGACCAGAATACTTTTCATTATCCTGATTTGAAGGGTTGCTCACACGAGCAACATATGCCATCATTTTCTCTGCATCAGGAGTGATACTAATAAGTTTTACTGTCATAAGTCCTTAGTCTGGGTAACCGTCATCATCATTAAAAATTTCATCATAATCTCCATATTTAGATTCTGGAGGATCGTCAAAATTTTCTCTCTTATCAATATATGCATCAGTATCAGAATAAACTTCTGCTTTAAGAGAGTCAACCAATAGTTCTAAATTTCTAACTATCAGTTTAAGTCTTTCCTTCTCCATAAAAATAGAATAGCATTTGTCCATTTTACACAAAAAAAGAGGGGTAGTCAACCCCCCGTATTAAGTAAAATTTTGCAAATTCTTTTACAAGTTCCTTGGTCTTCATCGCACTCAATTAGACAATCGAAGTAATCATTTATCAGATCTAATTCGTCATTACATCTGTCTACGGTTTCCTCAAAATGATGCCACTCCGCTAATTGATTACGAGATAGTCGATCATGCATTTCATCTCTCGCAATTTAATTTTTTTTATAACAAAAGCATATTTTTCACTTCATATGCTTTTTCCTAATTCTATATTATATAGTTCTGTTTGTGTTAATTCACTAACATTTGTTTCTTTTTTACATAAGTATAAAAAAAGAGAGGTTTTTCAACCTCTCTCGAATATTTTCCAATTTTGTGTTCCTCGTGATTTGAGAAAAACCCATTTTGCATAGGACACTCCACGATACGTCAAAAATCTAAAGACTTTATCTGGATCATGAATTTCTGGATCATATTCTGGAAGATCATAACAAAATTTGATCTTCAGCATTTATTTCTCCTCAACTATGTTTGAGAAATATGATCTCACCATATAGTAAAGACATTGCAGCAAAACATCCTAAGGTAATTACTCCCGTGATTTGTAGTGCTTCCATAATTGCCTCACTTGGTGTAGGTGCGACCACGATAGCAATAGGTGCCATGGGCATCTTTTTGCTCTGAACCATTCACATTATACTTAACACCACGATATGCAGTGTGAGTAATTTGTGCATTGTGCAGTGCAGACTGCTTTTCGATCTGCTTCTTGATCAGTGTAAGTGTATTCATTGTAGTACTCCTAAAGTAGTTGGATTTTTAGGCCCGTTCCTTTAGTCGTTTGCGTCCCAGTTACATTTTGGTGATGATTCCTTTACGGTTTCAATCAAATCAACTTTTACTACTGGTGGCAAATTTTCTTGAATTTTGATTTTTTCAATTATCTTGAAAGCATCAGAACACAATAAATTTGCATAGAAATAAAAGTCAATCATGGGATGAACGCTCCGTTCCGCGACTTACTTGCGACCCCATCAAATATTATGCTTTGAATACCAATAAAAGTATTGCAAACTGAATACTAATCTGGGGTTGAACGATGGGTTTATTATAACCCCCATAAGATATATAGTCAAGTAGTTTTGTAATATGTGTTACATTTTATAGTCTTCAGATTCTCGTATCAATTTTTCTATAATTGTATCCTTTCCTCCTAGTGTCTCAATTGTATGAAGATTGGATTTTTGAAATTTTTTTAATTTCTTATATTTTTTAATTAGGCGTTTCATATCTTGTTTCGACATTTCAATATCGACAGAATCTATATCAAATCCTTTACTCATTTTTTAAAAAACCCTACAGACTAAAAATTTTCCGGAAATTTTTTCCCCCTTTCAGGAAATTCACTTCCGTTTTTTCTTTTCGGGTGCCTTATAACCCCACATCTTTGGATTGACTGAACCATATCCAAAGTCAATTGCTTTTACTGCACCCGGACCATAATTATCATAATACATATCAAAAATATGAACCGATTTCTTACCTCTGGTAAGATCGATACACTCAACACCATTATCAATGTATTTTACAATTCTGGCATCAGTTGGAAAAGACTTATCTTTTGTCATTTCCAATGTGGTTTTTTGCAAAATAATTTCACATCCATACTTTGAAGGATTAATACCTTCCATTTCCTCCTCTTTCCTTTGTGGTTTAGGTTTTTGCTCGACAGCAACTGTCATGATCGTCCTCCCCATTGAATATCAGAATATGCTTCTGATACGATTTCTTTTGTAATTTTATACTTATCTTCTAAATTTCCATCCTTTACCAGACACAAAATTTCTGCCTCTAGTGGATGAAGTCCTTGAAGAATATTAATAAACATTGTTTCTCGACGAATACCATTCAATCCAGGATTACCACCTTTCACGAATTGATAGAAGTTTTTAAATTCTCTACGAATAGTTGTTCTACCTTGTGAATCACCGGCTCCCAGTGAAAAAGAACCATTTTCATGTAATTTACGAATCGATTCATCAATCTTTGTAGAAAGTGTTCCACTGTATGTAACTTGATCTTCCGGATCTGCATAAGGAACTTCACCTTCTGGAAGAAGAGTTACAATAGAATCATCAAAATTCCAAATAAGAATTCCTTTTAAAGAAAGTTCTTCATATTTTTTGAGAACTTCAATCTTTTTTGTTTTAGATCTTTGTCTGGAAACTAAATCCAGAATCTCGAACATAAAAGGATTTTTTGGGAGATTTAAATTGGTGGAGGATTTTGCCGTCACAGTGACTGTTTTAGTTGTCCTCGTCGTTTTCTTCGTTGTCGTCATAATAGTTTTCAAAATTAAATGCTATGACCTCATCTGGAATAAGATTTCCTTGTTCATCGAACATTTCGGGGTGAGGTCTTGGTACTTCCCGATAGTTCATCATATATTCTCTAGCAGTCCAACCACTTATAATTCCTACAATTAAAAAAAGTACGGTTAGAAATGAACCGAAGACTAAACTAACTGCTAACATTTTTTTTCCTCCTGGGAGATACCTTTTTCTTTTTTAAATTAAAAGAAAATTCAAAGTAGATGGTAACTTCCCGATTTAGAAAGAAAACCATCTTATCAAAGATGATGTGAAATTGGTTTTGCTTTCTTTTGCCTCCATTAAGAAAGAGTTCAACACCACGATTTACATGAATATTATTTTTATTTATTACAGATTTATACGATTCGTTGCTCTCTGAGGAATTTGATGGTGTCAACACAACCTCCTAAGTTTTTATCATTGCAAATAACTTGTGGAAAGGTAGATTCTACACCAAATTTTTCATAAAATTCTTCTCGTGTAAAATCTCTGTCTAAAACATAGACCACATGCCTTTGCTCTGACAACTCTAACACACTCTTGACCTTTGTGCAATAGGGGCAGTTAGTTTTTGAATATATAATGAAATTCATGTTTTGAATGGTAACTAATCTAATTATACTTGACAACCCATGAAAATACAAGTAAAATACCTTTGTTAGGTTTGAAGAAATGGCTCAAGACGAATTACTATCATTATTTCCGACACCCGTTCTTATTGCACCTTATCCTGTGTCATATGACAAAGAACTTAAATTTATTCAAGATTTACCATGTCGTAGAGAAAATAAAGGCGGTGATGCCGCAAACAAAATTCATTATAATCGACAATCTGAAAATACTTTTGTATTAGATGAACCAGAACTGGCAAATGTCAGAGAGTTTATTAGGTCCAAAATATTTAAGTTTGCACGGGAGATCATGTGCTCTAAGGATGAGGTGGTAATTACACAATCATGGATCAATAAATCTGGTAAGGGTGAATCACATCACGAACATGTGCATCCCAATAGTATGATTAGTGGTGTGTGGTATCCTGTTATTAATGAACAACTGCCACCGATTCAGTTTCGTAGTAGAGCACAACGGGATATTGCTTTGTCGAATGAAAAATACAATAACTTTAATAGTGCAACATTCATGCTGCCAATGAAGATGGGTGAGTTAATTATCTTTCCAAGTAACCTGACTCATAGTGTTCCTGCTAATCAATCAGACACTGAACGTATTAGTTTGTCGTTCAATACCTGGGTGAAGGGTAGTCTGGGTGACATTAATTCACTGACTTATCTGCCATTAGATCGTTGTGTCTGAATTATCACGTCCTCTACCAGAATTTCATGGATTTGGATATAGAATTGCACAGATAGAAAACAATACTCATTGTAACTATAAGTGCTGGTTCTGTCCTAATGCCTATGATAAACCTGCACCGAAGGAGTGCATGACCCTGAAACAATTCAGAAAAATTCTCAATGAAATTCGTTCTGTTTATACACCATGGGAACTGAATGATATCTCATTTGCAACATATAATGAACCGAACCTTGATGATACCTTCAAGGATAAGTTGCAGTTGATGACTGATATGGGATTTGATTATGAGCATATCTCCAATGGTAGTATGGTTACGACAGAACTGACTGACTGGTTGATTGCAAATCCACAGAGAATCAAACAATTTCGTCTCAACATTCCAACACTAGATGAGAAGAAGTGGAAAGATATTACAGGTGCATCAACTGCCGTGATGTATAGGATGTACTATCAGTTGATGTATCTGTTTGAGAACTCACAGAGACTGAACTTTCCCATTACCGTAATTGTAAATGGTGATGGCAGTGCAAGTCATAAGGAAGAGTTTATGAAGGTCTATCAGAAGTTTCAAAGATGTCCTCCTGGTATTAACTTCAGTATGACTGGACTGATTGATAGAGCTGGTACACTTGAGGGTGTGGAATGTGAGACACAGAAACTACCGATCGGTTCAATTGATTGGGGAGATAATCCATTAAGATGTAGTGCAGGATACTTTGACAACTTATACTTTGGAATCAAAGGTAATGTATTCTACTGTTGCCATGATTATCATCAAGAGTATAGTTGTGGTAATATAAATGATACACCACTCAAAGAACTTTTAAGTTCTGAGGCATATGAAACTCAAAAATTGAGGTTTCAAAAAGATTTTTGTCGTAAATGTGAACAAGCAAGACCACTGGAGTTAGTACAATGACCGTTTCACCTAACATGATTTCAATGAACAAATATGATACTCAACTGCGTGACTTGATTCATGTAGAGAAGGGTATTATTCCTGCTAATCTGTGTGATTATCTCGTAGAAGAGATTGAAAAGAATGAATGGCGTCCTCATACTTGGTATAATAATGTTGCCAATTCATTTGGTTCTGAAGAGACAATGGAACTGGATGTACAGAACATTACCGGTGAGCACCAACAACTGCTGACACCTTTTATGATCCAGGCAGGTACGGCATATAATGCAATCTATTCATTTCAGTGCGAAAGAACTCAGCAGATAATGAATAAGTTCAGTGCAATTCGTTTCAATCGTTATGCACCAGGACAGATTATGCGTCAGCACCACGATCATATCCATTCACTGTTTGATGGTAATGAGAAAGGTATTCCTGTCCTTTCATTCATTCTCAACTTGAATGATGACTATGAAGGTGCAGAACTATTCTTCTGGGATGATTATGTTGTCCCGCTGGGTAAGGGTGATATTATTATGTTCCCGTCTCTCTTCTTGTTCCCTCACGGTGTGAAGGAAGCAACTAAAGGTAAGCGTTATAGTGCAGTATCCTGGGCTTGGTGATTACAATCCACCGTGACCGTTGGATGCTCCTGCACCCCAAGCAGTAATTTGCGTGTTTAAATTACCAAAATCAACTGCATCTCCAGTGCTCATAATTTGAACATACTGAATTTGATCGGTATAACTAGGTGCTGCTCCCCCCATTACAACACATCTTGTGGAAGATGATACCCCCATTGATGCTCCTCTTACAGAGAGTAAATCTCCGAAATCAGTTGCATTACCAAGAGTCGGAATCGTAATATAATCAATATAATTATAATATGTAGGGACTGCATATCCACCCGCAATTATTCCACGAACTGAATTAGAAGTTATTCCTTGGGTGCCATGCCCCCTGCCGTAAGTTAAATCACCAAAGTCTGCAGAATTTCCCTGCGTTGACATTGTTATAAACTCAATATTAGTATAATAATTTGGATGAGATCTACCACCTGCATACACTCCACGAGTAGAAGAACACATTGTTGCGGCAGGATACTGAGATGACTGAGTTAAATTTCCAAAATCTTGTGCAGCAACACCTGTTGATGCTATGGTAATATAATCAATAACATCAGTTCCTTCACTACCTGGATGTCCACCCATGAATATTCCTCGGGTGCCATTTGATAAAGATCCTCCACCATATTTTGTTCCTGTTAAATCTGCACCAAAATCTACTGCATCTCCAGTAGATGCCATGGTTACATATTCAATATCAGATACAATAGCACCAGGTTTTTGACCACCAGCAGAAATTGCTCTAGTTCTGTCAGAAGTTCCCATGTTAACATGATTTCTATCAGATACCGTTAATTCGCCAAAAGATAGTGAATCTCCGGTTGTTGCTATATTAATATAAACAATTTCATCCAAATATGTATTACTTGGATTGTATCCACCCATCATTAATCCACGAGTTCCACCAGTCAATAAATCTGGTGACCAACTATCAACTTCCATCCATATTCCGTTGGGAGTTACTCCATCAGAAACGGGTCCGAGTATGTAAACTTCTAATTTCTTGGAGTCAGTATTAAATCTGATTGATCCTGCGGGTGCTTGATTGTAAGAGGGAAGTTCAAAATCATCACTTCCACCGAAGGCACTTCCACCTCCTACTGTGGTGTAACCTCCACCACCACCTCCTGCTCCACCAGAACCACCAGAACCGCCGGAGCCACCACCGCCTCCACCGCCTCCTCCACCGCCGCCACCGTATCCCATTATCCTATACCTCCATGTGAATCAGAAAAACCAGCAGTTTGATTTCTTGCAAGATCTAGATTACCAAAATCTTGTGCATTTCCGAGAGTGTTAATAGTTACATATGAAACAGAATCACCATCACTAGTCATATCACCAAAAATTGCTCTAGTTGGTGAAGAACACGCATTTGATAAAGAACTTCCATTAATACAATCACCAAAATCTATTGCATCACCAAGACTTGCAATCGTCATATAATCAATAACATTTGTAGTATTTGGAGATTGATTTCCTCCAAAAATTACTGCTCTTGTGGAATTAGAAGCACCTGCACCTTCTCTTCTTGATACTGTCAAATCTCCAAAGTCTTGTGCATTGCCTTCAGTAGATATTGTTATATACTCCACTATATTTGTATATAGTCCAAATGGAGATATAAATGGATTATTTCCTAGTGCAATGATTCCTCTGGTTGTTGACGCACCTGCCATACCATATGATGAATCTGTTGTCAAATCTCCAAACTTGGATGAATTTCCTGTTGTTGCAATAGTTATATAATCAATATCAGTTTTACCTCCAGCACCTGTGTCTGGTGAGGTATTTCCTCCTAGTGAAATACCTCTAACATTATTAGATAGACAAGTATTTGCTCTTCTTACCGAAGTTAAGTCTCCAAAGTCAAAAGTATTTCCAAGTTGAGATATTGTAAGATATTGTATGGTATTGATATTGGCAGGAAATTGTTCACCACCCATGAAGATACCACGAGTAGATGATGCACAACCACCAAATTCTGCCGTTACAGTAGTTAAATTGCCAAAATCAAGACCATTACCTAAAGTAGAGATGGTAAATTTATCCATTCTCTCTTTGAGACCTGTTGGTGTTCTACCACCGGCAAAGATACCAGTTCCTCTACTACCACGATAGGTGGTATCACCTCTTGGTAGTGACATTGCACCAGTAGAGTTCATCTCAACAGTGCCAGAAATTACAGGACCATGAGTTCCTTCTAAACCTTGTATATTGTTTACCTTAATCTCTGACATCTGTTAATATCTCATACGATTATTTATCCTAGACCACCATGAGAATCAGAAAGACCATCTTGTCTACCCCCAGCAGCAACAGCATCACCGAAATCTGCTGCATTACCAAGAGTTGCAATAGTCACATAATCAATGATGTTGGTATTACCAGGACCATCATTGCCTCCATAAAAAACTCCACGAATTTCTGTTGATGCAGCACCTCCATCATATCTTTTCAATGTCAAATCACCAAAATCAGTTGCATTTCCGGTTGTTGCTATTGTAATATACTCAATAACATTTTCTCTACTAGAACTTCCAGAACCAAGATCTGAGTTGCTTCCTTGTGCCTTAAGACCACGGACTGAATTAGAGCATCCAGTTCCTTCATTATTCTTTGATGAAAGTTGATCACCAAATTCTTTTGCATCACCCGTTGATGCAATTGTGATATATTCTATTATATTTACGAAAGTTGTTGCTGAGGGAACTCTTGCACTATAAAATATTCCGCGAGTTGGACTTGCAAATGATCCACCATCTCCAGATTCTATCTCCAAATTTCCAAAGTCAGTTACATCTCCTTTTGCTGATATCGTCACATATTCCATTATATCAACTTGAGAGGGATTGAATCCTCCCATAATAACAGCACGAGTCTGATTAGAACATCCTCCTGTTCCTCTCCTATTCCCACTCAAATCACCAAAATCAAAAGAATTTCCTGTTGCAGAAATAGTAAAATATTCTATATGAGTTCCAAGAGATGCAGCTATTGACCCTGCAAATATACCACGAGTTGACGAAGAAACTCCAGTTCCCCATATACTATTAGTAAGACTACCAAACTCTGTCGCATTACCTAAAGTTTGAATTGTTATATAATCAATCTTCTTTGACGTTGGTGAATCACGATATCCACCAGTAAAGACAGCACGACCTCTACTACCTCTCTCTGCCGTGGTTCCACTTGGAGGAATGAAATGTGCTGTGGAATTTACTTCTACAATACCATCAACTTCTGTTCCACTACTTCCATCTCTGTTAGTTATATTATCTATGAATAAATTTGCGGTTCTATCATCGCCTACACGACGATATCCTGATCCACCAGAAGCACCGGATCCACCTGAACCACCAGAACCAGATCCTCCTCCACCGGATCCACCTCCGCCTCCTCCACCACCATATCCCATCAGCTACTCCGACTATAGTGTCTCATAATATTTATCCCAGTCCACCGTGACCGTTGGAAAATGATCCAAGTCTTGCTCTACCATGAGTTAAATCTCCAAAATCAACTGCATCACCTTTAGACGCAAATTGAACATAATCAATAACATTTTGACCACTATATGTTGAACCAGTATCAGATCCACCCATAAAAACACATCTAGTAGGAGATGAAACTGCATTTAAATATGTTCTATTACTAGTAGTCAAATCCCCAAAGTCTATTGCATCTCCCAATGTTGGAATGGTAATTGTATCTATAGAATTTCCAGTTCTTGGTTGTCCACCACCAAATACTCCACGAATAGAATTAGATGCTCCACCCATTCTTATATTTTGTGATTGAGTGCAATCTCCAAAATAAGCAGTGTTTCCCTGCGTTGAATAATGTACATATTCAATAGTCTTTGATGATCCACTATCACTACCGGTTATATAATAACCACCTGCAAAAATTGCTCTTGTAGAATTTCCAAAATCTGCTTGTTGAATACGATTTGCACCGGATTGTATATCACCAAAATCTTGTCCATTACCCGTGGATGAAATTGTTATATAATCAATGGTATTTACGGGAGAGAATGCGTCATCACCTCTACCTCCACAAATTAATCCTCTTGTTTCATTTGAGTTGCCACCAGCATTGCTAGCAGTATCTCTACCAATATCACCAAAAGTAGTGATATTTCCGGTTGATGCTATGGTTATAAATTTTATATCAGAAATTTGACTAGTACTATCATTTGCGGGACCTGGACCTCCACCCGCGATAATTCCTCTTGTTCTGGATGAAAATGCAAACGGTTGTTGAATTTGATATGTCGTACCAAAATCAATTGCATTGCCAGTCGTGCTAACATTTATATAATCGATGAAGGAATCTACAGTAGGATTATCAAATCCTCCAACCATCACACCACGAGTTCCACCAGTCTGAACCTCTGGTGATGTTGTTGTGAGTTGAACCCATTCTCCTGCTGCAACAGTTCCAATACCAGCATAAGAACTACTATCTCCACCTTCCATTCCAATACGGAAATACTCTAACTTCATAGAGTCCGTGTTAAATCTGATTGCTCCTGGAGTTATATTAAGTGGTGAATTTTCTCCGTGTGCCATTATCCTAGACCTCCATGTGAATCAGAAAGAGATCCATAAGTTCTTCTACCAAAACTTAAATCGCCAAAGTCAGATGAATTGCCAGTAGTTGCTATAGTTATGTACTCTATTGTATTTCCAGCTGAGGGTGTTCCTGGAGTGAAAATTCCTCTTATTGAATTTGATGTTGATGTTGATGCCTCAGCACCCGCACCTGTATCACCAAAATCAATAGCATCTCCTAATGATGCCATTGTTATATAATCAATTGTATTATTATAACCAGGAGCGAGTCCACCCTGCATCACCATTCTTGTTGATGATGTCATACTTCCAGAAGTATTTGACCTTGTTACGGTCGAATCACCAAAATCAATTCCATTTCCTGTAGTCATTATATTTACATACTCAATAGCATTAATCCAAATATTAGTTTCTCCTGGGGTTCCTCCTCTTGTATTGGCCCATATTCCACGAGTTCCGTTTGATCCTGTGTGTCCTCTTCTTCCTTTAGTTAAAAGTTCTCCAAAATCAGAGGAATCTCCTTTTGTTGCTATGGTATAATATCCAATATCACCTAACCAAAGATTTGGTTTATTGCCTGCAGTTGCATAATCAAAATATCCACCAGCATATACTCCTCTAATTTGATTTGATGACCCTTTTTGATCTGGGTTGTAACTATGTACTAAATCTCCAAAATCAAATGCATTACCTACTGAGGATATTGTAATATAATCGATTACATTATAGTAAGCTACCGGGTGATTTCTTCCTGATATAAAAAGTCCTCTTGTAGAACTAGATCCACCTGGTTTTGAGGATCTTGGTACACTTAAATCACCAAAATCAGTTGCATTACCAAGAGTTGCAATAGTCACATAGTCCATGACTTGCTGTCCAGGATATGGAGAACTTGCGTCATATCCACCACCAAATACACCACGACCTCTACCACCACGATAGGCAGTATCACCAGAAGGCATTACAATACCAGAAGTTCCAGTGAATGTAGTGATACCTGCTACATCTGGCCCTCTGGTTGCATCTTGACTTTTGATTTGATCTATTCTAAATTCTGACATTATAACCCTCCGTGACCATTAGATGTTCCACCACCACCACTTCTACCCGAAGTCAAATCTCCAAAATCAACGGTGTTACCAGTAGTCATAATTTGAAGATATTGAATTGTATTTACCCTACCATTTCCGGGAGATAGTCTTGTGCCGTATGCAATTCTAGTTGGACTTGCACATCCGGCAAGTTCTCCACCACTCTCAGTTAAATCACCAAAATCTTGAGAATTTCCAAGTGTTGCGATAGTTATATAAGAGATATTGTTGTAACTTGTTGCTGTTGATTTATATCCACCAACAAATATTCCTCTTATAGCATTTGATGCTCCACCAGCACCACCTTGTTGAAGATGAGAATCACCAAAATCTGCTCCATTCCCTTGCGTTGATATTGTTATAAACTCCATTAGAGAATTTGTTGGAGCATTTGTACGCATAATCACCCCTCTGGTTGGTGATGCACAAGCAGCTTGTTGTCCTCCACCACCATGTATTAAATCACCGAAATCTTGTGCTGTTGTTCCTGATGTTGCAATTGTAAAATAATCAATGGTAGAAGTAATGCCCCCTGTAATATTACCACCAGCAGTTATTCCCCTAGTTTGATTGGAAAATTGGGCAGCAAAGACCCTTACTACAGATAAGTCTCCGTAGTCAAATTGACTTCCGGTTGATGATATTTCAACAGCATCAACTGTATTTACATATGTTGGTTGTGTTTGACCACCAAATAATCCCCTTGTTCTAGACCCACAACCAGCACCAATCATTTGTGCCCCATTAGTTAAAGTATCAAATGCTATTGCGTTTCCTGTTGATGAAACATTAATATAATCAATTACATCACTGATAGGAAATCCACCAGCAAAAATACCACGAGTTCCACCAGTCTGAACCTCTGGTGACGTTGCTTGTATTTCTTCCCACTGACCAGCAGCAAGTGTGCCGATTCCTGCCATTGAAGCAGTTCCATTATAGTTTGTACTACCACGAAAGATCTCCAACTTCATGGAGTCGGTATTAAATCTAAATGCTCCTGGTTTAATCGTCATCAGATATTACTCTCCATAGTTATATTTAGAGTCCTCCGTGACCGTTGGAACAAGCAACGCTATTGGCTACTGTCTGAGTTAAATCTCCAAAATCTGATGCATTTCCTGTGGTTAAAATACTAATAAATTCTATAGAATTTGTAACTGTTGGAGTTTTAATTCCCATAAACAATCCACGAGTTGATGAAGAACAACATCCAGCTCCACCAGATAAATTATTTTGAGTTAGATCACCAAAATCTTGGGAATTGCCTGTAGATGCAATGGTTATGAATTGAAGCACATTGGATGCAGATGGATTTCCCATATTAAAAATACCACGAGTAGAATTAGATAATCCTTTCCCACCATTTGCCGAAAGAATATCACCAAATTCTTGAGTGTTGCCTGTTGTTGAAATAGTTACATATTGTATGGTATTAATCATACTTCCATCTGATGCAGTGTCTCCTCCGGCAAGCACGCAACGAACTAAAGATGCAACCGATGCACCACCAGATAAGTTAGTTGATATGTCACCAAAATCTACTGCATCTCCTGTTGATGCTATTGTCATATAGTCAATTACATTCACAGCAGATCCAGTATCTCCACCAAACCTCAATGCTCTAGTATCATTACTTCCCTGAGAACCACTTGCTGTTGAAGTTTGTGTTAGATTTCCGAAATCAGTTGCATCTCCAGTAGATGCAATCGTCACAAAATCAATCTCATTCTTTCTTGTTGGTGTTCCTCCACCAAAAAATAATCCTCTAGTTCTTGAGGCACCTGCCCCTACAGCAAATCTAGATACAGTCAAATTACCAAAATCTTGTGCATTCCCAAGAGTAGAAATCGTTACATAATCTATAGTGTCTGTAACACTTGGTGTTTGTCCACCTGCTCTCAATCCACGAGTTCCTGTTCCACCAGCAGAGTTTGTTACTAACTGATTACCAAGTTCCTGGTTATTAACAATCACATCAGCCCAATGAGTTCCTGTGTAATACTCAAGATGACCACTATCAGTATTGAAACGAATCATTCCCTCACCAGGATTTGAAGGTCTCTGTGCCGTTGAACCTGATGGTGGAATGAAATAGTGTGGTGATGAGAATGTAGAGATACCTGATACTACCGGTGCTCCATCTTCATTCTCGTTATAAAGATTACCTACATTAAGTCTTGACATGATTATAAACCTCCGTGACCGTTGGAAACACTATCAACATATCCTCTAATCACAGTTAAATCACCAAAATCTATGGAATTTCCAGTTGTCGAAATGGTGATATATTCCATCAGGTTAGTGCGATCTCCACTGCCAGAATATCCACCACCCCATACTCCACGAGTTGCTGATGCAGCACCTCCAGTATTACCAAATCTATTTGCTATTATGTCACCAAAATCTTGTGCATTACCAGTAGATGCGATAGTCACAAAGTCAATTATATTGTTGACAGGATTCAAACCTCCAGACCATACACCTCTTGTTGAATTGGAAAGAGAAGATCTTATTCTACTATCTGCTGTTAAATCACCAAAACCTTGACTGTTTCCTGTTGTTGAAGCAGTTACATATTCAATATATTTCTCATAAGTTCCAGGACTTCGATAACCTGCACCAAATAATGCACGGACACTTGAACCACATGCAGCAGCATTATATTGCGAGTACATCATATCACCAAAGTCCTGAGCACTTCCATCAGACTCAATAGTAATATAATCTATCCTATTGGTCCATGATGGAGATGCTATACCTGCAAATATTCCACGAGTTCCATTGGAATAACCACCAGCATTTGATGCATGAGATGGAACAGTATCACCAAAATCTGATCTACTGCCAGTTGAAGCAAATACAAATTTATCAATAGTATTTACGATTGGTCCATTAGCACCACCATAGAGAATCCCTTTGGTTCTTGATGCACATCCAGCAATATATGCTCTTCCTGTTGATAATGTATCGAAAGTTAGTGCATTACCAAGAGTTTCTACAGTAATATAATCCATTCTATCAGAGTATCCACCAGATGGATTAATTCTTCCACCAGACCATACACCACGAGTTCCTGTTCCACCAGAAGAGTTTGTGTTATTATGATCACCAAGATTAGGAGACTCACCAAGTATCGTTGCCCAGTGGTCGTTTCTCCATACCTCAAGTCTTCCAATATCAGTATTAAACCTCAACATCCCTGGTGGAGGGTTACTGGGTCTTTCTGCTGTTGTGCCTGATGGTGGGACAAAATAATATGGTGAGGTCATTGTTGTGATCCCCACAAGATCGGGACCAGCATTACCAAATTCGTCGTGGAAACCTGAAGCCTTAAATTCTGACATGATTATAACCCTCCGTGACCATTAGAACAGGCACAATTCTGTGATACTGGGCCTATCAAATCACCAAAATCTGATGCATTTCCTGTTGCTGATATTGTGACAAAATCTATTACATTAGTAAAAGGGTCCGCATCACCACCAGCAAAGATCCCTCTAATGGGACTAGAGCAAGCAGCTTGTCCTGCTCTTCTCCCAACAGTTAAATCACCAAAATCCTGTGCATTTCCTGTTGATGCAATGGTAATAAACTCAATAGAATTTAATGCGTCGTTGCCGGGAGTATTTCCAGCTCCAAATAGACCACGAGTTGAATTTGAACAAGATCCAGAAATGTTTCTTGCTGTTATCAAATCTCCAAAATCTTGTGCGTTTCCTGTGGTGCTAATGGTAACATATTGAATAACATT